AAGAATGATCCATCTACATCTAAGAATACATGGACCAACACTAAAGATTATAAAATATTACATGCTTTAACTAAGAGTTTAAATACTGGTGGTACATTCTCAGAGATAGCAAAGTATACTGGTATTAAAGAAGTATCAATAAGCTCCAGGCTTAAAGCATTTAGAGACAAGGGATGGGTATACATTAAGTTTGATGAACACGGTAACCCAGATAAAAGGAAAAGTATTACAAGTAATTGTAATAACACTATACATTTCCTTAGTACTGATGGTTTACAATTAGTTAGAAACGAGGAGGACAATGCAACACAGTAGTTTAGATATGGATTTATACCAAATAAAAAAGCGTTACGAATGGGCAAAGAAACATTTGCAAGACGCTAAGTATATGGAACAAAAGAATTTTTTTAAGAAGGAGATTAATGCATGTGCTTTTGCAGCAGAACAAAAGCATAATGTAGATATAAAAAATATATAGAATTTATATAATGGGTGGGATTGCAATACTGATGAGCGGTGTTACAAATACTAGGATGAGTAACCAAAAATCAGAACGACTGAAAGGGAAAGATACTACCATATTAATCGCAGAGTAAGTCGAGTGTCGCACACTAACCAGACATTATATGATAAAGTCGTGATGAGTATTACGCAAAGAGGCGGTATGATAAGTGCTGTAAAAATCATATCCAAGTATCGTTACACTGCACACTTGATTGAATGTAATGCAAGTCAATCAAAGTAGGAAAACCTTAGTTAAAAAGGCCTCACGAACTGCTTAGTATACTCGTCACGCAACCAAACAAAAGGAGATTAAAATGGCAGAAGAAAAAGATTATGTAGATGAAGCGATGGATCAAATGATGGATGCGTTAGCTGAAGCAGCAGAAACAGAAAGACTAAGACAGATAGCAATACAATCTGGTATCTGTATGTACTGTGGTGCTGGTGCAGAGGGTGGTGCATGTGGAGATTACAAATGTTGGATATAAAAAAGAAAGTTGAACTAGTATTTTGTATACTCACATTGTTTATACTTTGGCACATCTAAAATACCTTAATGTCAAGATAGTAATTAGTATTTTATCTTAGGATAATTCCTCTAACAGATAGTTGGAGGGCTTTATGTCTACTGATTGAAAGCTATTGGTGTGTAATATTGTGTTTATTATATACACTATCACATTGAATTTGATAGGCGAACCTATGCCTATGCAAATTGTTCACGGTCGTAGGACTGTGCGCAGAGTGGTTGTCATTACATCTGAACAAGATGCTAGTGATTTTATTAATGTCATATAAAGGAGAAATAACATGGCAAAAAAATTTAATGTAAGAGTAAAAGATAGGGAACGAATAGAAGATAGAGTTAAAGAAGCTGTTCGTGAACATTTTCTAAAGCTAATAGAAAGTGATAAACTTGTTATCAATAAACTAAGAGATTTAAATCTTAGGAAAAATAAAGTTAAAGAACAAAGAGATAAACTTTATCAATTAGACGAAGCTATTGATCATGATGCTAAAGAATTTGCAGATTGGTTACAATCTTGTGATCATTACGGATATGATTATTCTGTTGAAAGCAGTAGGTATAGTGATAAAGATAAGATTCATATTGCTTGGAATAACTATAAGCTATGGTCATTAGTTCATGATACTACTATGTTTAATGCAGAGGATAATCCAGCTGTTACATCACTAGGTATACTAGAAGAAATAGTATTACAAGATGTAATAGAAAAACTATCTTGATTTAAAAACGAAAGCACCTATGCTATACTGTTATGGCAGATAAAAATGAATGGATAGCATCAAGGTCAAATCGTGTGGGTTATAAACCATCATGGTATTGGGAACTGATATATCAATTCAAACTAAGGAGAGAGAGTTTGAGTATTTCACAATTAGAATTGGATCAACGCATGGGTAATGCTGATGGGTTGGTCGGTAAATGGGAATGTGGTATTAGAAGTCCAGGTGCTTTCAATTTAACTTCATGGGCTATGGCCCTTGACTGCGATATTAAATTGGAGACTACTAATGAAATTATACAAACAGAAAGACCTCATTAAACTTAACCTTATTGATGGATTTAAATTGTTCTGGGAAGCATATCCAAATGCTCAAGGAAAATTTTTAGCGATGACTGCGTATGTCCATGCGATAAAAGATGATGGCGCAACAGAACAGGAGATAATAGATGGAGCAAGAGAGTACAGAAAATATGTCCAACAAAATAAAATCGAACAAAGATACATCAAATACCCAAGTAACTGGTTACAACAAGGACACTACTATAATAGATACGAAACCAATAGCACATCTGCAAACACCATTCAGCAAGGAATTGTTGACAGGGGTGCAATTCAAGAGTCAGATGGAAGTAAAGTCTTACAAATCCCAGAAAGAAATAAACGCAGCACTTGATGAATTAGATATAGATTTACAGTTTATGATAGATAGACTGCAACCTATTACATTAGAACAAATGTCTGAGTGTTTGTATCTATTGTTCTTAGTTAACAAGCATGTGTTACCAGACACAGAGCAAGAAAAGAAAGACTTCTATGCTGTGTATTCTAATGAATTAAAATTATTTCCAGCTGATGCTATTCGATATGCAGTATCTAAGATGGTTAAAGAATCTGAATACCCTAGCATAAAAAATATTAGAACACATGCTAACAAGATATACATTCCACGAGTGGAGGTGTTTGAGTTATTACAGCATGCTCATAAAAAAATTGCTGAACAATTAGAGGAGAAATAAATGAATACTCAAAAACAAGAACTGCAATATGCAGTTAAACAATACCTTAAGACTATGATGATAGCAATTCTATCTGGAATTGTATTGTTGAATGGTCTTGCATTTATCTTTGGAGTTTAACAATGTCGATTAAAATATATAAAAGTGTAGACTATACTGGTACGAGAGAAGAATACTATCAGGATAAAATAAGTAGTAGTGATGCAAGAGCAATAGCTAATGGTGACTACTATGATTTAGAAAAACTTTGGCAGCAAAAGATAGATCATCTCAAAGATGATTTGTCTAATGTATTTCCTGTTCAATTAGGATTAGCTACTGAGGAGTTTCATACAAGTTGGCTTAACAAACAGTTAACAAGAAACAATGTAGTTGGTTACGGACATGAACATAACTTAATGTGCGAACAAGCACATTGTGTTGTTGAATCTGATAGTCCAGCTCATCCATTTACATTAGCATCTACTATTGACATAGCTTATTCAAATGAACCTATTAATCATCCGAATAATAATATAAAAAGTATTAACTTAGTAGAACTTAAACATACTGGAGAGTACAGTAACTTAGATAAAGTAATTGAGAACTACTATCCACAGTTACAACATCACATGTATGTCTGGGGTACACATGAGATAATGATCTCAGCTATCTTTGGAAACAAAAGACAACAGCATGACATAGTTAAAAGAGATGATAATTTTCTTGCAGATTACATGGAAAGAACTATAGAATTAGGATCATTAATCCATGACTATTGGCATGACCAAGCAAGGTTCTATGAAGATGGAGAAAAACCAAACAGAGATGAATGGTGGAAAGTATCACAAGAATTAGACTGGGTTACTGGTGTGCCAATAGAAAAAGATATTGTATGTGAAAGCGGTAAGGTGTATAATCTTAACGAATGTGCAGATTGGAATTGGGCTAAAGAATTTATTGATAAAGCATTAGAAACTTCGATAAGCAATACTGGATTCAGTAAGTCTAAAGATGAGAATGAACATAACAAAACTCATCTTAAGAAACTAATACCAGATGATGCCAAGTCTGTAACATACAACGGTATTACTGCCAGCCGAAATAAAAATGGCATAGTATCTATAAGGATTAAATAGGAGCAACCAATGGATAAAAAAGAAGCATGGGCTAAGATACAAAAACTTTGCCCAGACATAGAGCCAAACGATAAACTTGCTTGGCAATTAAAACAAAACAAACAATGGATATTAAGTAACCAAGCTGTGCAAAGAATCGCAGCATACAATAATATTATTGTTACCTATGGAGAACCAAAAGAAATCATGGGTAATATATATATTAAAGCTACTGCTAAGAATACTGTTACAGGATTGCAGATAGAATCCTTTGGAGAAACAAGCAGTAAGAATACACACAACGCATACCCTCTAGCTATGGCAGAGAAAAGAGGACACGATAGAGTTGTTCTTAAATGTGTTGATGTATACTCAGACTTTTATAGTGATGTAGAAGCTGATTCATTTAAACAAAACAAGGAGGAATAAATGTCAGGAAGTGTAAATAAAGTAATGCTCATAGGTAGACTAGGAGCGGACCCGGAGGTCAGAGATACAAAGACAGGAGGAAGATTCGCAACCTTTAGTCTTGCAACATCTGAACGATGGAAAGACAAGAGCGGAGATCAACAGGAAAGAACCGAATGGCATAGAGTAGTAGTATTCCAAGAGGGATTGATTCCTGTTATAGAACAATATGTTACCAAAGGAAGTAATGTATTTATTGAGGGTAAATTGCAGACAAGAAAGTATGAGGACAAAGACGGAGTAGAAAAATATACTACCGAAGTTGTACTTCAAGGATTCAATTCTACATTTACCATGCTAGATTCTAAATCATCAGAGTCAGGAGCGAAGCCCACAACAGGCGGAGCGAAAGACAATGATGATAGTGATATACCATTTTAACCTATTGATTCTCCTTTCCTAATTCGTTTGTGTATCAATAGGTTAGTATTCAAAGGCGCAAACGAATGACTAATAGGCACAGTAGTATTGGAGCTGTGCCTATTTTTTTTGTGCGTGGATAAGGAGATAAGTAATTGCTATAAAGGAGAGCTATGCAAATGAAATTCAAAAATAAAAAACTTACACATATAGTCCATAAGATTATGGAGGATTATGATTTAACTGTAGAAGAAATCAAAGGCAACCAAAGAACCAAACAAGTAACAGAACCACGCTGGGTTATGTGGAAACTAATCAGAAAAAATTCTGGATTAAGTTACGGAGAGATAGGCAGATTGTTTAACAAAGACCACTCTACTGTTATGAATGGTATTAAGAAAGCACCACAAGATATTGTGGATGAATACCAAAAAATATTTAACGAGATTTCTTTTGAAGAAATTCCAGATAGTCACGGCCTTCTTCCACATTCTCAAATAACAGTTGCTTTGAAGCACTTAGAGAGTATGGATCAATCACTTGTAAAATTGACTGACCGTGTTGCTGTTGATGAAAACCCTTATCTATTGCATATTGATCGTGATACTTATAACCTCTTAGTCGACATAAAGAGCTTACTTTACCATTTACTTGCTCCACTTTCTGAATCCCCCAGTTATGCTTATGACCAGCAATATAAAGATCAGCATCAGAATTCCAAAGACTCGCTTTCATCAGACCATGAAGATTTGAATATTGAGAATGACCGGGGTAGTCATGTCGTGCGTCCACCGAAAGACGATATCCATTAGGAAAATTTAATCTAAATTTAACTTGCCAATCAGCAGAGATATTCTTTGGCTGTTCCATCCATGTCATCGGATCCTTTGCACTAGGTGTCCAGTTGTCATGATTCCCTCGAATCAGTATGAGTGGGTCCATGTTATTAATCAACCATTCAATAAGTAGATAGGTTTGTGCATCAGTTGTTTCCTGACTAGGACTCATTTTGAGTGACAAGCGACCTATCCAATTATTGTGTACATCACCTATCGATGCACCTTTAATAGCTGAATTAGATTTAATTAACTCTACATCAGAGTATAACTTCTCCCAATCACAATGGTTATCATCTATGTGTGGATCACCCATCCATAGTATACCTACTGGTCCATCAATATTTACTTTAACATCTACCCAATCATGAGCATCAGTAGCATTTTTTCTTGTACGAAATCTCTTTCGTTTATACTCAATCAATTCTTCAATAGGTAATTCTTCTGAGGGTAGGTCTGGTACTTCAAACTCAGGCTCTTTAGTTAAGTCTGGTAACCTTTCTCTTGCGCTATATAATCTTGCAGTAAATGTAGCATAGCTTAAACCTAATGCTTTAGCAGCATCATGTCTGCTCTTATGTTCATTGTCTGCTTCTAGTACTTCTAATAATTCATCGGCTGTTAGTGGGTTGCGTGACATTGTTTACTCCTTACAACATTTACAAAGTTTTTCTTCTCGTCTTATTTCTTGGATAGCGTCCATACATCCAGCAATCAAATTCATATACGCATTAACTGTCATGTTTTTCCATACAGACTCATGGTCTATACATACTCTTAGCTTATCGCCAGTTGGTATAATATAAACTTGTGAGTCTTTATTTATCTTTATTGATTTCATCTACTTGCTCCTTGATTTTACTAACTTCTTCTTGCAGTTGCTGAATACGCATGTCTTGAAGTGCATCATCTGGTAGCGCACCAAACTCACCTCTTGGCCATTTAACTCTGAACTCTGAGTTAAGAACTATATCTTTATTCTTTAACTCTAACTCATGTTCAAGAAAATTTAATCTTTCAGTTAAACCAAAGTAACCATACACAGCTATACAGCTACCAGCTATAAGGCTTATAAGATTTCTTAATGGTATAGATATTACACTTGAGTCTGATACTTTCACCGACATTTATCTTTTCCTCATCATAGCTCGTTGACCAAACCAGAAAGCAATAATGCAAGACACCATACCCTCATCAAAATCTGAATAGATGATGTGTAAGTTTTCATGCAGCTCTACACCACTAGTATATGCTTGCCATATAGTAATTGATTTTGCAGTAAGGTAAGAAAACAAAAACAGATATGTAATGACTGGTCTGCATGTAGCTGAGAATGTAGTAACCCAACCAGCAGAGTTAGTAGCTAGTGTCTGGTCATGCTTATATATATTTTCTGCCTCTGCTATGTCGGCTTGAGCGTTAGCAATATTAATTTTATGTTTGGACTGTGCTTCAAGTAAAGCCAACTGCTGACGATGTGCCTGGCGTTTCTCAAAAAATCCTAACACAGATGGAATTGTACTGGAAAAGAAACCAAGTGCTGATCCGAACAGGGCAATCATGAAAAATTAATCCCATAAATGAGCGTAGAGAAGAAGTTAAGTATGTCTATATAGTATAAGGTCATAGAGTTTAAATCTTTTTGTATGGCTTTCTATTCAATCGAGAGAGCTAATCAGTTATTTTGTCTGTAGTTTCTATCTTAATTGATATATTTTTTCCTACTGGTACTTGAGATGTCACATTTATATGTGAAGATGCACATCCAACTACAGTAAACATACAAAGAATTACTACTGTTAATATATTTTTCATTTAGTTACCTCCAAGTTTAGTTAAAAAATTTGTAACGCCAGCTGATATTCCACCAGCTGCAAAAATAATTCCGAACAATAGACCTCTACCTCTTGCTACTTGTAGCTCCATGTTCTGTAATCTCTTGTTCAAGTCCTCAACTTGATCTGTTAGTTTATTAACAGCGTTAAGTAATTTACCTTGTTCAACAGGAGATAGGCCAGCCATTATTCTTCATCTCTTGGATCAGCAAAATCTTCATCAGCAATCCATCCATTTTCTTCTGTATAAAAATATTTATTAGCTATCCAATCCTCTGGTGTATCAGTTACTCCTATGTAATGATTAGTATTAGATGAGTTCAAGTCGGCTACTATTAAAAGTTCTTCACCATCAGCACCACTAACTACCAATCTATTATCTGTAAGAGTTACAACTTCTTCATCAAGAAATATAAAAGGACATCTATCTTTATATTTATCTACTACATCAAATTCTTCTGCTACTTCATTACCTGATTCATCAGTATAATTATTAGTTAATGTTACAGTTTCATCTTCTCTGTTTAATGTTATTACTTGTGTCATTCTTCTTCTCCTGTTGGTGTAATGTCATCAGGTTTTAATGTGAACCCATCATCTACAGTATAGCAATACTTACCATCTTCATAATCATCTGGTAATTCTATATCTGAATATATTGTAGATGTATCTGGAGTAGCATCAGCTATAGTAACATAAGGAACAAATGTTTCATCTGATACATGAGTTCCTTTTTCAGTAGCATCTAAGTTCCATTCATTAGGGTAAGCCCTTATTACTACATTCTCTAGGAACAAAGTAATCTCAGGAACATCTCCTTCAAAATCTTCTGGTACTTCTGGTGTATATGTAATGTCCTCATTATTATTTACTATTATTTTTTTCAACATGATAAGCTCCTAATGTCCATGACTTGATTTAATATATAGATCAGTAGCAGATAAAGCTACACCAACTTCTGTATTGCCAGTAGCTGTGTGAGTAAATGTAGCATTAGCTGAGCTTACATATACTGAACTACCAGCAGTTAGTCCTGATTGTTTTGTGTTCGTTTCACCTAAAGCAGTAATGGTAACATTAGCTCCATCAGCAACAGTACTTGTTGCAGCTCCTATGAATGTACCACTACGATCAAACGCTCCAAATCCTACACACCTAGACTTAGCATAATAGCTACTAGCGCTAGACCCCCAGTTTAATAAGGCTAACCCTGTTGTTGGATGTACACCTACAGTCCTTGAGAATCCAACATCACCATAGAATTCACTAGGTGCAACAGCAAACTCATTGACAACTGTTGTTCCCTTAGTCCATTGGCCATTCGGTGACACTAAACTATTAGCACCTCCATCAATAAAGTTTAACTCACCAAAATGTATTGGTTCACTTTGACTGCTAGTTTGATTGCCCATAAACATATAAGTTTTTTGAGCAGCCGGACTATAGTAAAGAGTTAACAACCTCCAACTATCACTAAAGCTACCAGAACTAGGAGTTATATCACTCCAGTTTGTTGCCCAACTGCCACTATTTCTTTTAAAGTTAACGGCTTGCCATCTATCATCACTGCTGTGTTTTCTTACACCACAAAAGATTTTTTTAGCACTATCATATACAATAGACATAGCACTTGTACTAGTGTCTGATGTTATATTAACTTGATAAACATAATGATCAAGACTGTTGGCGTTATTAGTAAAGTAAATATAGTTACCTCTAATATGATTAGGACCACTACCACCACTAAAGCCATAAATTAAACATGCTTGTTCATCTGGATTCCAGACTATACCACTTGACCATCTACGAGACCAATCAGTACGAGTAGTCCAACCCCAGTTACCGAAACTATTATACTCACTATCCTTGTTCCATTGATAACCACTATTACCAGAACTATTCATTCTACCAGCACACACTTTTTTGTAACCAGCACTCCAGGCTTGGTTATAATCTGACATACATATAAACTGATCGTACTCATTTGAAGGTCCTGACTTACCACCAGTAGTAGAATCTACACATTCAATAACTTGTGTAACTCCCTGACCAGTTGGGTCCCATCCACTTGAGAAAAAATTACTTCCATATTGTTCGCTTAATACTGTACCAGAAACAGATATAGCTCTTAAATAAAAATGACTGCTATACCCATGAAATAACATAAGCGTTGGCTCACCATTATAATTCTTTATTTCACATATAGATGGGAAACCAGATGAGCTACCCCAAGATAAAGGAGTACCCCATGTAATATTACCAGCACCATCATCTGTACCACATGCAACATGACAATGATTACTATTGTCTAACCATGTTTGATACCATTTACCACTATGTCTACCATAATGTGTTTCACCAATATAACTACTTGAGTTTGAGTTTGTTCCATCTGGAGTTTGAAGCGATGTCTTGGTTATAGTAGCATTAGTACCTTTTAATGTTCTAGCTGCCTTACCATCTGATGTTACAGAAACAGGATCACCCTCAGTAATAGCTCCATCAGCTACTAATGTAAGACCACCGCCTCCTCCTCCGCCTCCACCAGAAGAAGAACCAGCGTTCATCCATAGTTTGTTTGTATCTAATGCTCTACCTAAATCTACCGTACCAGTAGTAGCAATGACACCAGTCACACCAGTCTTGTATTCATCATTAATTGTAAGACCAGATACAGATGTATTGATACCACCGCTGATTGTTACAATGACTGGTTGTCCAGCAGTTGCAGCTGAATTAGATACACCTAAGAATGTATTACCAGTTAAGTTAGATGAGGTTACCATTTTACCTGAGTAGTAATGTATGTAACCATTAGTACCTTGTCTATATAAAACATGGAAACCACCATAAGCATCAGTAGCAGATTGTTTGTAGTATACAGGAGGCCATGCGTTTTCCATTAATCCATTAGCTGGAGTGTAGTGTTCTGTTTCTGTAGCTGTATAGTTTCCAGTTGTTGCAGTTATAGTAGCAACTTTAAACTTATTGCTGTCACCTCTGTCTACAAAACCATAATAAAACTTATCATCTACTTCATCATAACGAAGATTAGAACCATTCTGAACTGCTTCATAAGAGTAACTTGATGAATTATCCATAGTAAATAAGGATGTTGTATCATTGGTTGCTGTACTCCATGAAGAACCAGAGGTTTGAGTACATTCTAATGTAATCATACCTACATAAGACTGATTATTTCCTTTCTTCCTGTAATAAAGTACACCATTTTTCTGTTGATCTGGATTATAAGCAACATCCAATACATCGAATGTATCACTACCAGAAGATATTACAGTTTCTGAATACTGCCTGCCGTATGTTCCATAACCACCGTTATAATCTAATCTTTCTACCTTTAAATCATTAGAGCTATAGTCAGTAAAGTAATATAAAATTTTACTTTTTTGCTTATCATATTCCATTACTGGTTTAGCTGATGAACTGTAATTGCCTCTTTGCTGTTCATAACCATAGCCACCACTTTGTCGTCTGGCAAAACTCATACCATTATTATATCCTGTGGGATAAGCCCATGCTATGTGCCAGTATGACTGACCACTAGCATACGATTTAAATGTTAATACTAAGTTTCTTTGGCTTCTATCCCAACACATACTAAAGAAATTAGCTGAATGATTCTGTCCACCTCCAGAAAATTGGTAGAAACCACCATAAGTATTGCTGGCTTGGTCATCCTGAGGAGATATTTGATTGCCAATAAGAGTAACCCAACCACAACCATAGCGTGTATAAGTCTGGTTTGTTCTCATAGCATAGGAATATATTTCACGATCACCGTATTGAGCGTTGTAACCCTCGCCACCTGTGGCACTTGACATGCCAGCTTCATACATTAGTTTTAAATGGTTACCACCAGAGTCACCACTATATTGTGTTGATCCACTATTAGCTATAAACTCTGTACCCCATGTTAGACTACCATCACTATCACTTACTGTTGCAGCTCTTAAACACATTTGACTTGAACCGTTTTTATACGCAATAATAACTGCTTTCTCAGTTAAGTTATAATCCCAACCTATTAATCTAGTACTGATATTTGTAACAGAACCCTCAGTTTTGCTGAAAGCTGTAGTTTCTGCTATTTGTTGAGCCTTACCAGTAGATGTTAATATGACTGGTTTACCAGCAGCAACATCTCCATCAGCAGTTACAGTTACATCAGCAATAGTAGATGCTGGTAAGTTAACTAAGTTAGAGCCATCTACTTGTGGTAGCTTAGCTTTAGTGTGTAAGAAAATTTTTGTTGCACTTATAGCTGTACCTACAAACACAGAGTTATCATCTTTAGTAGTAGTTAGACCACCAGCTGTAGTAGCGTAATAGTCTGTATTAATTGTAAGGCCAGTCTGATTATCATTAACACCACCGATAATATTAATATCTACATTAGCTCCATCTGATACAGTTTCACTTGATAGACCTAAGTATGTATCTATATTTAAGTTATGAGCAGATGAGAAACCATAGTAATAAGTCCAGGTCTTAATCTTACTGCTATCAGAGGTATCTCTTATTGCTACCAATACACCTTTACCAGCTTTATATACTGATGATCTTGGTCCTATTCTACTATCGCCTGTTAGAATTGTACCACCAGAACCTACAGTAAGAGCTGATCCATTACTTGTTATTGTTTTATATTTACCGTAGTCATTATCTTGGTCATCTTTATATATAAATAAAAATTCATTAGCATCAGAATTATAAACAAGCGATGTGTTTTGATAACCACTCGTACTACTATGAATATCTGTTGCACTTGAGAAAGATATAGTATTAGTTGATCCTCCTGTTACTGTACCTATTCTTGCTTGATGTTTTTGTTGTCCTACATTATAGTAACTGACAACAACCTTTTGATTATCTGAATCATAAGTAGCAGAAGTTTCTCCTTGAAAATCTACCTCACCACTAATATATGCTCTTGCTCCAATACTAACAGTTGGATTACTTGATGATCCTGTTGATTGTATTACAAAAGCTGATCCATAAGCCTGACCAAGATGATTTCTTTTAGTAAAGTATACAGCTCTTTGGGTATTTGAATCCCAGACAAAATCTGCTGTATTATTTGAAGCTGTAGATGTATGAGAATATATAGCTGACTTTGCACCTAATGTTGTAGCACCATCTGATGCTATATATATTGGTCTACACCATGTATAGTTTGCTGAATCAGCAGCTGAATAAGCAATTAACACATAATTATTAACAGTATCATACACCATTTTATAATCTAATGGAGTTGAAGCTGCAGGAGCAAAGTCTACTTCACTTCCTACTTGTGTTAAAGTTGTTCCGCTTACGCTATATACTTTAAATTTACCATAATTGCTTTGATCTCTACATGTTGTAAAAACATAACCTCTACCGCTGGATATATGAATAACATCATCGACACCACCACCATCAATACTTACTCCAGTACCCCATGTAATTGTACCATTAGACCAAGTACCAGCATACAATTCGTTAATTGAACCACTTGATGTAGCTACTAAATAAACATCATTTGTTTCATCATAATGTACTCCTACATACCCTTTATCAGATAATCTTCCACCATCTATTTCTGTAGGAGTTCCAGTAGTTGGGTTAGCATCTTGTGTATTTGTTACGCTAATTTCTTTAGCTTTACCAACAGCTGTCATTTCAACAACCTTACCAGCTGTAATACCGCCATCAGCTACAAATGTTTCTACTCCACCATTAGCTGGTAGGTTTAAAATCTGATGACCATTTAAGTCTAAGTTTCCACCAAGTTGTGGAGTTGTATCTTCTACAATGTTTGCCATTGGTCCAGCTGGCCCTTGTGGACCAGTAGCTCCAGTAGCACCAGTATTACCTTGAATACCTTGAGTACCTTGAGGTCCAGTATTTCCTGTTGAACCTTGTGGACCAGTAGCTCCAGTAGGTCCAGTTAAGTTAGGGCTTGTTACTGTAATATTAGAACCAGCAGACATACTATGTACTATGTCGTAAGTTCCATTTCCATTATCAGTTAAACTAATTCCTGTAATATGTGTACCAGTAGCTCCAGTATTACCAGTTGAACCTTGAGGTCCAGTATTTCCTGTAGGTCCAGTTGGTCCTGTAGGTCCTGTGTTTCCTGTTGAACCCTGAGGTCCAGTTGCACCAGTAGCTCCAGTAGCTCCTCTTAAATTCTGTGATGTAAAGCTATGACTACTACTATCAGAAAAAGTTATAGTAATAGTTTCTGTAAAATTATTGTTTGATGTAGAAGAAAATCCTGTAACAGTAATACCAGATGTACCAGCTGGTCCAGTCGGACCAGTAGGTCCAGCTGGTCCTTGCGCTCCAGCAACTCCAGCGCTTCCTGTTGCTCCAGCAGAACCAGTAGGTCCAGATGGTCCAGTTAAATCAGGAGTTATAATAGTATATGTAGCTCCACCTACAGCAGTGAATATAATATCAATAGTACCATCACCATTATCTGTTTTAGTTACTCCAGTAAATCCAGTAGTTACACCACTACCATCTAAATCAGCAGTTCCAATAGAACCATCTGTTACCATTCTTCCATGTACTGTAGTTATAGCCATTGTTATTCTCCTTTAGGATTCCTTTCTTTTATTTCTTTTATAGTTTCTCTCCATGCGTCTATGTCGTGATATATCATATCTAATTGTTCTGCTAGTTTAGGATATTCATTTCTTCTTTTACCAGAATAATCTAAATCTGCTTCTCTTATTCTTTGTTCAAGAACACCAGCATCATTCCTTGCTATATATAATTCATAACCTTTAGTAACCTGACCAACAAAAGGGATTATTAATTCATAAGAATCATCTTTTTTAGTTGTACCCATTTGTGTTCCATACTCATCATCGCCTAAAACTTGGATGTAATATCCATCACTTGGGTTATCAGACTTTGCTTGTTGATCTAATAGTAGTTGAGCATAGGCTTCATCTTGAGCAGCAGCTTCTTTTTCTGCTTGTTCCATTTCCTGTGCTACTTTTTCTTCTCTTTCTTTTATTTGTTGTTCTGTATATTTTGGCATTATCTTAGTCCCCAAGCAAGTATGTTAGCTTTAGTTAAATTACAAGCAGTTCCATCATGTTTAGCATATAGTTTAAATCTAATTGCGCTTGTTGTCTTTCCTGTTGCAGATATTTGTGTTGGTATTCTAGCGTTAAGGTGCATATTAGATACATACCAATCTTCATATATATCATGCAATACATATTCAGTACCCTCTGTGCTTCCTGTTAATGTACATGCAGTTAACTTTCCATATATACCATCAGATGTACTGCTGAAATATAAACTAGCCATAGCCATAGCAGCATGGCCCTCTGATGTTGATCCTGTGTTATCTGGTGCTGGTAAATCACAAGTAACTTTTAATACATAAGAAGATGTTAAAGCTGATGAAGCAGATGTTTCTTCAAAATTTTGTTTGTTAACATCTCCTCTAATTTTATTAGCTTGTAAAGAATCAATAACAGCATCACGAATATTGGTAACACCATTTACAACCTCAAATGGATTTTTTGCAGTACCAACATTAGTTCTATCTGCTATCCAAAATCTATCAGCATTTACAGCAAATTGTGTAGTTGATCCACTTACTTCATTAGCACTTGAAATTAAGCCAAATCCACTAACATAACCATTTGAAGAAATTTTAACAGAGTACTTGCCTTGTATTCCATTAATGCTTTGAGTGTTAGTAGATATTGTTGTTGTGTTGTTACCTACTGTTGTATTTAATTGTGTAACTGTTGCAGCTTGGGCTTGTGCTGTAGAGTTTGCATTTGCAGCAGTTGTGCTTACAGCATTTAATTCTGATATTGTAGCCAGTACTCTGTTACCAGTACCACCAGTTACAATAGATTCTAAACTATTTAATCTTGTAGCATGAGATGTTGTAGTACCATTAAGTGTACTTACAGTAGCGTTTAATGAGTTGTGTTCATTAAGTGTAGCTAATCTTCTTGTAGTTCCATCTGCTTCAAATACTTGTGACTCAAGATTGGTAATTCTATTAAGGTCTAATGTTATACTACCAGAACCTTGCACTTGTAATAATTCTAAAGCAGCTACCCTTGATGTTAGTGATGTAGATGCAGAACCATTAACAGTATTATCTAACGATGATGTTAATGTTTCTAGCGCAGTTATTTTAGTTCCTTGATCAGAGATAATTTGCACACCGTTTTGTGTAATAATGTTTTCAAGAACCAAGACTCTGCCATCTACTGTAGAAATATTAGATATTTGATCTTGTAGTGATGTAGATAATTGTGATGTATCTATTCTGTTTGCTGCAGCAGATATATCAGCAAGTAATTTATCTAAATCTATATTAGCTTGAGTTATTTCTGTACCAGATAAATCAATAATAGTTCCTGATCCAGATGATACTGTTGAGGAAAAATCTCTTATCTCAATAGAAGCACCAGTAGGTGGAGCAGTTGTAAATGTTATAACATTATCAGATAATGTGTAGTTAGCAACATTCTGTAATACACCATCAATAATAACTAATATGGACAAGACACTACTAGGTCTTGCTGATAGAGTTAATGTCGTTTGACCAGAAGAAGTATATGTTGTTGATATAGGTTGAACCCTACCAAATACCAAATCCCATGCTGTGCCTGTCCATATCCGTGTTTCTAAAGCTGTTGTATTGTAATATAAATCACCAGTTTCTAATGCAGTACCATCTGGCCTGTTAGTTAAATCAGTTGTAAAAGCTCCAAGATACTCAGTAATAGCAGATGTTTTAGTGGTGACATTACCAGATGAGTCAAAAGCCAAGAGCTTTCCAGCCCTTGAAGTCGCAGTAGGTAAATCTCCTGGCGTACCCTCTTGTATAGGTGCTGAAATAGATTGATCAACTTTTAACTCCAAGTCTTGTAAGTTTCTTGTTACCCTTGATAACTCAACATTGAGGTCTTCAATATCGAAATACCCTCCTGTGTTGTAGTCACTTGTTCTTGATATAGATGTATCTCTGATTATGTCAACGGTCACATTACTTTGTGCTGTGGCAAATTCAATAGTAGTAGAACTAGCAGTACCTATATTATTTAATATGTATGCTGTTCCTGTCTGTCCTGATAAAGAAGCTACTTGTGTAGCCTCTGCATCATTAACAAAAACCTTAATATCCGCAGCTTGTTCAGTAGCAAACGGTACTGAGAATACAGTTTGTGGTGATGTGCCAACAGTATATTCTACTCTTGGACTTGTATCTGATACACTTATTGCCATAATGACCTACTTTCCTTAATGTTTATTCTATTGCAACGCACTTATTAATCTCCTATTAAAACATTATCTAAAATAAAATCTTCTGCTTTATTAACTATTGGTTTTGTATAAGGTAAATTCATAAAAGGTAGATTCGATTTTATTAATCTTAATTTATCTGCTTGTGTATTATCTTCATTAAATAACAAATCTATTGCAGATATAGGTAGGTGCATTGGAGTTCCTCCTAATCTAAATATTCCCTCAGTAGGGTTGGTGTCAAATTCTGGGTCCAATCCCATAGCTGTTCTAATTGAAATAGGATTATTATGATTTATGTTTGCTGGTAAAAATGGACTTAATGTTTCTATCCAATCATTTGCGTTAAATGCCCATGATACAACTCCAGTATATTCAGCTGATTTCAATAATTGTTCTTCTATAGGTAATTCAGCTAAGTATGGATTTTTTAAAGTTTGTGACATCCAAGCTAATATTATTGCTGCTGTTCCACCAGCTACTCTTGATGTGTGTCTACCTTGAGCATAAGCTCCTAATATTTTTTGTGATGCTCCTACGCCAAAGTTATAAAACTGGAACATCATAGATATTAATGGTCTATATATTCTAGCAGCATTAGATATTTCAGCTTTATTATCAAAAAATTCTTTTTGTGCTTTTTCTATTAGTTCAGGATTTTTTGATTTGTTTGCTTTTTGTAAGTTAGCTGTTAATAAATCAGCTTTTTGTTCAGCAATTAATCTTTGTTTAATTCCATATTTTGTATGTGGTAGTCCTCTCCATACTCCTTTCATCCAGCCCGGTATTTGTGCCATCTGTGGAGTCATAACTATTGTGTTTGTTTCGGCCCATACTGCTGTACCAAATTTATCAGCAAGTTCTCTGCCTCTTTTTCCTCTCCATGCGTCAGCATTAATATCAATGTAACCTTTACCATCACCTTTAAGTTCTTTGTAAACAACTCCAGAGCCAGGTCTTTGTAGTCCTATATCTAATATATCTCTTTTTGAAAAACCATACATACTTAATATATCGTATTCTTTTTGTCTGTGAGCTGGAATACTGTATACTGGTCTTTTGTTAGCTCCTACATAAGTAACATTCATATCTTTAGCTAATTTTTGCATCCTTGTTATGAATGATTGCATTGACATTTGACCAGCAAAAGTTTTTAAACCTACAGTTAAAGGACCTAAACCACTATATTTATGTATTTCATTTGCTCCTTTATCAAGTAAACCACTTATTCTGCCACCAGTAGGGAAAACACCATCATCTTCTATTAGTCTTGCTCCAACACTTGACATAGACATTTCGCTTATAATACCCCATTGTTTTAGTAGTTGCTTATTTTTGCCAATTAGTTCTCTAGCTTCTTTTGTTCTATCTAGTAATTCTACCATTTGTTTAAATACTGGTTTAAATCCTTGAGAAGCTAATATGTTAGACATATCTGTTAAACTGTTGATACCAAAAAAACCTCCTAAATTTATAGCAGCAACATTCTTTAAATTTCTTGCTGTTTTTGCATCCCATTTATTTCCAGCATCAGGATGTATTAATGTTCCTAATAATTGGTCACGCATATCTTCTATGTTTTGTATTTGTAATGTTCTTTGAAATTCTAATTTATCTATTTCATCTTGGTTTTTTGCTCTTATTATAGCATCGTCATATATTTCATTAACTCTATTTAATTCTTTTGCCATAGATATATCACCATACTTATTAGCCAATTCTATTCTTGGTGCAATTCTTCTGTAATATGTTTTAAAAACAATTTCTGGATCAGTTATAGCTATTTTTTTTAATACATGTATTGGTAAGTTTAATGACCTTTCCATTAAAAATCCTGATCCTTTTCTTACAGTACCAGATGTATTTTGAAAATTACCACTACCCTCTCTAAGCATGTTTTCTACAGTTTTTTTTGCTCTTTCTAATGCTTCTTCTCTTGATCCACTAAATGTTTTTGCTATTTCATTTGTAACCCATTCTCTATTTCTCTTTATAATATTTGTATCATATATAACAGGAACATAGTCAGATTGAAATTTAGGTTCAATGTTAGGTTTATAATTTGTTAAGTTATCTTCTTCTTGCTTAAGAAGAATCTTTGTACCCTCTAATTCTTTTGTTAATCTTTGTATAACTTTAGCTCTACCTTGTTTATTACCTTTACCACTTTTTACACTTTTAAGAGTTTTTTCTAATTTAACTGCTCTGTCTTTTAAATCACCAATAGTTTTTCTTAGTGTAGAGCTATAGTCGTCATTTAATAATCCGACTCTAATTAAATCTGCTTTAAAGTCATCATAAACAGAACCATATATTTTTGCATTTTTTTGTACTGAGTCATAAATTCTTTGTAGTTCATCACGATTTGAAGTGTTTATTAAATCTTGATGTCGATTAAGAAATTCTTCTAGGTTTCTTGATTTATATCCTCTTTCAAAAAATACTAAACTTTGTAAATCTCTATAGCTTACAGGAAGTTTCTTTTTTCTTTTCTTTTTAAACATATCTGCAAATCTTGATCCTTGTATATTAATATCTATATCACCAGCTGTGCCTGGAAATTTAAAACCCTCTGGAATATCATTAACTTCTAAAAAGACATCGTTAATAGCTTTTTTAACTGTATGTATTTTACCAGCATGATTTTTTTGGTACAAAGTATTAACAGATGGAGGAGCTGCATCATCTGTTCTTGTTAAAAGGTAACTATTATCACCAGATAAAGAAACAACAATATCAAGAATTTCATTACCCTCTTTTTTAGTTATTCTATTTGAATTAACTAGCACATTAACTAAATCATAAGATTCATCTAACCAACTTCTTTCTAATCCCATTGGAAATTTAAACACATTTCTTACATATTTATATCCACCACTATCATCTATTGTTTTTAATACATCATCTTGCCAACCAGTATCAATAGACTTGTTTATGTTATCAAAATCTACATCTTGTAGTCTTTGTTTTGATCCTAACATGTACATTTCATTTCTTGGTAAATCTATTAATGAGTTAATTTCATCCCATGAATTATCAAGAATATTATCAACATCTTTTGCTCTTAGTTTACTGCTGTATCTTCCTAGTAAACTTCCTATAGTTCCACCAAATAACATACCTCCTGTAAGTGTGTATCTTAATTCATCTAATTGTGATGTAGGATCAAGTTTTATTCTTGCAGCTTCCCACGGCAGAATCAATCCTGTTGATCTTGTTCCAGCAATAAAAAAATTTCTTGTCATACTGTTAAGACTGTGTACTCCCTTAACAGGATTAAAAAGCATAAGTGGGTCCTGTAATAATGATGTTGACCACAAGAAAAGATTATAACCAAATCCATAATCTCCCATTCTTTCTTTAGCAGTTATGTTTTCATATATATTTTCTTGTATAATATTCAGTTCTTGTTCATTTCTGGCTTCACTAATTTGATTCACATACCTACCATTTTGATGATACAATAATCTTTTGTCACCTATATCTCTCCAATTTTCATTTTCTACAAACTCTGTATCTACTCCAAACTCTCTAACAGCTTGATCTCTATCAATTAATGTTCCAACTTCTGATACAGGCAATGTTGACCAGAATGATCCTAAATCATCCCAAATATCTTTTATGTCATGAATAGCAGTTTGAATTGGGCCTTGTTCTTCATACTCGTTTATGTTTTCTGGCATATTTTCTGGAGTTATAGCTTCTTCTCTTGGAGCAAAAATATCTCTTTGTATGCCACCTACTCTATTATTTTCATCTATTAATGGCATTAAAATTCCAACTGTGTACTAAAACTAAACGGATCAATTATCTCTCTTATAGACTGCTCTTGTTGATTACCCTTTATTAGGTTTTCCCTCATGCGTTCTTTTAGTTCTTTTTCTGATAAACCTATATCGCCCTTGTCGTACCATAGTATATTTTTTCTTGTACCATTTTCTGCTGTTCTATATGCTGGTATTGAAACCCCACTTGAATCTTCTATATATACTTTAAAAGCTCTAACAGGATGTTGTTCACCATTATGCTCTACTATAGTTTCACTAACATACTCTAGCTGCAAATCATCTTTATCAAAAATTATAGTGTTTTCTATAGAAGCTATTATTTTATCTGCGCTTTTGTTAAGTATTGTTTCTTGCTTTTCTGGATTAGAGTTTAATGTTTTTAATGTTACTGGCATCCTTTCTTTTAAAACAAATTTATTTCTGCTATTTGGATCATATTGAAATTTATTGCTGAACTTTTGAATAGCGTGTACTGTAAATTTTTTTATATCATTGTAGTTTATAGCCTCTTGGTTATCACCTAAATCATTATCTAATTGCATGCTAACCATTTTTACAATTTCGCTTTTTATAAATTCAGCAAAGACTGGATTGCCAGTAGAAAGTATTTGAGAAAATTTTCCTACTTGTTCGTCTTTTACATTACCAAATAAACTTACATCCATATTTAATTTTTTTGCTATTACTACTGTATCTTCTTTTTCAAGTATATTTAATCCGTCTGCAAGAACATCAGTAAATGATCTTTCATCACCAACTCCAAATCTATCATTACTAGAACCACCAAGTAATGATTGTAAATTTACTGCAAAATCATTACCACCACCTCGACTTGCTCCAAGTACTTCTAAAGAGCTTATGTCTATTGGGTGTTGTTCTCCGCTAAGAAATTTTCTTATTGCCTCGTATGTATTAGCACCTGGCAAAGTTTGTAATTCTGGATCAATTCTGTAATGATCTAATAGAGCTTCTAGCATTTTAGCATTTTTACTATCACCAAAATTAATTTGTGAATCATTTTGTAGTTCTATCATGTCAAATCTTTGTAATGCACTCATTGTCATTTGACCATCAACATCATTGTTAAGCGCATTAATAATTGCGTCAGAACCTTTATTCCCTACATAGTTTGATTGAAGTGCTGTTGTTGAGAAAAAATCTATAGTAGCTGCATTTTTTTCCTTTGGTGTTCCTCCAAAATTTTCTCCTACAAGTATTTCTTCAATAACTGTTTCTGCTACTTTTTCTATTGAGCTGATTTGAATATCAGAATATGACGCATTACCATTACCATCACTAAGATAATTAACTCCTACAAGCTGTGTTTTATTTGCAGCTACAAATTTTTGTAGCAAAGTATTTAATTCGTTATGTACTTGTTGTGTTATTCCATAATCATCTAAATCATTTAAAGAAATATTTTTTTTCCCAACTTGTACTTCACCTACAGAATTATTTATCAAACCAACCCATGAATTTACATAATCTATTCCTAGCCCACCATCTTTAAATGCTTCTTTAATTATACCAGAGTATACTATTTGTATGTTATCTGATGGTACTTTGCCTGGCATGTATGCTTTTTCAATGTCTTCAGCTAAATCTTTTCTATTTTTTTCAAAATCTTTATTATGCTCAAGCAAACCAATTAACCCATTATTATCTAATGCAGTTTGAGCATCGTTAACATAAGATGCTGTATGATTATTCCATTGTGCTACTTGCGATTTTCTTAATACACTTGCTTCATGTCTTTGTCTTAAGCCATTTACATGATTTATCATCTTGTTTTTGAGTTGTGTATCTATAGCATTTTTTACTTTTTGATTTGTTATGGAATCATATTCTGGATCATCAACTGTATTTCTTATATTTTCGTACTCAGCATCAATATTAAAGTCTCTTAAGTTATTTCCAAAATCTTCAGTACCAATTAACCCTATGTTAAAAGCTTCTGGTAAATATTTTGAAGCAACATTAGACCAATATTTTGTAGCTATATTGTTTGCTTGAATATCTAATCCTTCATTGTAACCTTTTGTTTGCCATTTATTAACTAATATAGCTAGTTCTTTTGGATCGTTAATTGAATTTGATATTGTTTCTACACTTGATATTTCATCTCTATTTATCATACCATCTACATTATAATATTCTACAGAACGCCCACTTCCGCTACTTTTATTTGCATCTGTTATTGCTTGTGTCATTACATCTCCAACACCAGATATAGCTTGACCAACTTGTTTTGCTGATTCTAAACCTATGTAACTTTTACCTACTGATATATTGCCGATAGATGATACTGTTCTTTTATTTTTTATTGTAGCCATTATGAGTTCTTATACTTTGCGTACCCTCCAGCTAATGTTCCACCAGCTTGTATTAGTGATGCTCTTTGTTGCATTTTTCCACCTTGTAATACACCTATTCTTGTTCTTCTTAATGAATCAAGTTCAAGTAAAGATTTAGTTTTTGCTACTTGTACATCCTTGCTTAAGTTTTTTTGGTTATCTTCTAATGCAGCAAGATCAGATTCTCCTCCTTGCATCATAGTTAAATTAGCTTGAGTAATTTCATTATTTGCTCTTACTATTTTATTTTCTTCTGCTATTGCATTTAAAATTTGATTTTGTTCTTGCACTCTTAATTCTTGGGCTTGTGCTTTAGCTGATGCTTTTGCAGCTTTACCAGCATAAATTTGTCCATAAGCAGATACACCAGCAGCAAATAAAAACCATAAAGGATTAGCCATTATACTGTTACCTCACTTACTAATTGCATTACTCCACATGATGCTGGTAATGTTTGTGTTATTTGAATTGTTGGGTCCTGAGAATAACCTAACAATCTAAAATCCTGTTTGCCATCTACTCTAGCTGGGTCCTGTTGTATAAGGCCAGATGCAGTAGTCCTGTTAAATAATGTTCTACCATTAACAGACATTGACAATGCTCCCTCAGTTTCTACTTTCACTCTTGTTATTCTCCTCATGTTGCCAGTTAATTCACTGCCTGGATATTGAAAATCTACTGGCATAGTTTCCAAGTTCATAAAATATGAATATCCTATATATGCTTTATCACCATTTGATAAGTTCAGCAAATTTGAATCCAATGTTCCTGTACCTGATACAGTTTGTGTTCCTCTGTAAGAGCCGTCATTTTTGATTACATGGACAGTTTTGTTATAATGATGTGCTGGTATACCTATAATTGTATTATTGGCTACAGTAACCTCGTATGCGTCATCTAGGTGACATTCATTTGTAGAGTCTACCTCATCAAAGTTTGTAAACTTCTCTAAAGAGATACCTCCATTTCTATCTGTAACCCAAAATATATTCTCGTTAACAGCACACATAGACATAACTTTATCTAAATGACCATCGGTACTAGGTGTTTGTCCTGACGCATCCCATAGTACCCATCCAAGTATAGATTCAGATAGAACAGAATGTAATACAGCTACAGTACCATCTGTGTTTATGAAGAAAATATATTCCTCAGGTCTGGTATCAGAACCACCGAAGCTACATATATCGATAGGAGTATTAATAAGATGGCTAGACCGTATGGAAACATCTCTTGGTGCAAAAGCTCCAGCAGATACTCTTTCCAAATCTCTAACAGTTCTACCATTCCTTTGTACATAAAAAGTGTTACCGTTACATATATGAGGATTAGTTCGTGTTGATCCATAGCCTGTCATCCTTTCGATTTGAATATTCGTTGGAGTGAGAGGAGTACCAGCATCTTGTATAACAAGAAACTCTCCACCACTTGTAAGTATTTCTAATCCTTTGTTTGACACAATATGATATATTTCGTTTAACTGATTTGATGCTACAATAGTTTGAACACTATCATTGTCCGCAGCAGCACCCACATCAAAGTTATAGTAATCTCCTGACTGTGAACCGAATAAAGCATCTGGTTGACTTGTTGTTCCGCCAAACCATAATCTATTTTGATGGAATGTTATTGCTCTTGGATAACCATTTCTTGAACAGAATGATTGTTCTTTCCATTCTCTTGATGCTGGTAGATTAGCTCCAGTAATCTTAACTCCAGCTCCTCCAAAATCTCTGGACCCATTACCATTAGGATCAATATTAGCTGATGTTCCTGTATATCCAGTTACTTCATGTGATGAATTGTATACTGCCCATGCAGATATAGCATTGCTACCTACACTAAATCCTGTTGCTACATTATAAGTACTGCCACTAGGTAAAAAGAATCCAAAGTTACCAACACCTTGTGATATGTTTATTGTTGTATCTGATCCAATCATAAAGTGATCGTCATCAATAACCCTTTGTATTTGGAAGTTACCATTAAGTCCTGATCTTTGTATAAGACCTGGCTCTCCAGCAAATCCAGTTAAAGATAATGTTTCACCAGCTTTAAAGCCATGATTAACTAATGTAACCTCTACTGTATTTTCTCCAGCAGTAGACCTAAATGGATTTAATGGTAGTTCTATTTCAAGTCTGTCTTTTACAATGCCATTAGCTTGTGTGCTATCTACTACTGTATGTATTTCTATTTCCTTACCATGCCATAGTATTGACTCTTTGTTAGTAGCCATGCTACTTGTAAAAAAAGAATCACTAGCAAGTAAACTAATGTCACCAATATTGGAGCTAGGTTTAATGGTAACATCACTACTTGCTAGCTTTGAGTAGGGTTGATAGATTTCATATAAGTCTACTGTTCCACCATTACCAGTATATGTAAATTGTGTCACATTAGATGATTTCTTAAATTCTAATTTTTTTGCAGTAAATGAAGATGAGCTTACTCTTTCTACTATAATAGGATTAAATGATTCATGGGTAAAAATAAATGTATCGGCTTGTTGAGCGTATGTAAACTCATGTATGTTGGTTGCGTCAATAGGTATAGCTGGAGTTGTTGATCCATCTGTATATGTTGATATAGTTGATATAGGTGTTTGACTTGCTACATCATATACAACAATCTTACCTATCTGAAATAGGAAAAGATATTCTTGTGTTTCATTAAATACAAATGGTTCTACTCTAGCATGAGTAGTGGTGCCAGTTAGTTCATCCCAATGTATAGTACCTGGCCTCCTAAATACTGATCCTTGTGATGTTAATAAAGCATTTCTAAGTTTCTTACATCCAGCAGAATAAGCTGGAATGTCTGTCCTTGCTTTCATACGAGGATCCAATTCGCCTACAGTAAAATCTGTTTGTACAAATTTTATCTTTTTAGCCATTAGAATCTCCTAGCAAGTGTCCGTGAGTTACCTCTAAACTTAGCAAATTTATCCATTCTTAATCTCTCAGATGTAGTTTGTTGAGCATCTACATTCCTTGCTATTAAATATTGTCTTTGTGCTTTTTCTTCAAAGAGTGCTGATTTGTTTTCATCTTCTGCTATTGCTCCAGCAAATACAGATGCTAAATGAAATTGTAATGCTGTAATAAAGTATGGTGGAAATGTAGTTGTGTCTGGTCTATATGTATATTCAGCTATAACTTTGTCATTAACACCAGCATTACAGAATAACTTCTCTGTAAATATTTCGTATTGTATTGGGTTACCATTAACAGTAACGCCATGTATCATAATTGATTCTTGTGGTATTTGATAAGCAGCATCATACCTATCATCATCTATTGGATTTTCTGTTAGCCTTGATAACTGTGTTATGTTCGAGGCAAACCTCCACCGTGTCTGTGTGAGAGCTGTTCTTACAATATCTTCATACAGATTCTGTGCTACTTGGGATTCAGTTGTTGTTCCAGAAAACGACGAAATCGGTGATGCACCGATTAGAACCAATCCTCTTGAGGCTATGTCTATGTCACTCCCTGAGGGAGTTGAAGTTGTTGTTGTCATATTAATTATAGGGGTAGCTGCGAACGCTCACTACCCCTATCCTTTTTTGGTTAAGCTAACGCAGTAGTTGTTACGGTTGCATTGCCAGTAGTTGATGAAACTGTAATTACATCAACAGCAGCAGTACCTCCAGTAGCTGAAACAACAAGAATAATATCAAATTGTTTCAAATTGTTAGTAACATCATTAAAATAACCAGAGCCAGTTATAGTACCAACGGCATCAGCTGATTTGTAATACCAAATAGCTGGTGAAGTACCACCGACTTTTTTCAATTCTGAGTCTGATAAAGCCATGTTTTACTCCTATACCGATTCGTCTATAACGACTTCCCATATACCAGCAGTATCGACAGCGATCGATCCCATTGACATATAAGAGGTTACAAGGTTACTAACTTTTTCTGGAATGTAATTTACTTCCGTTCTAACATCCGATCCTGTAGCAGTACCAAGAGCTGATTTGTGGTAAGCAAAACATTTTCTATCATTAGTTGAGATAGGTAATGCAGAGTGCATAAAGAATGTAAAGCCTAGCCAGTTTTTAGCTGTGACACCACTTGGGAAAGGTAAACCGCCAGCGCCAATGTAGTCTGTGTTAACAAACTCATCGATACCTAGTAGGTCAGCCCATCCCTCTGGAGATACAATAAAGTATCTGTTTCCATCGTCAGGGATGTCAGCTTCGTTCATGGCTACAAAAGTAGATAATACTTTAGCTTTTGTAAGACCAGCTGAACCAGCTGCAATAGTTGAACCGTTACCAGCGTCAAGAGCAGAAATGATAAGGTCATCAGTCTTTCTTCCTAATGCGTTTGCAGCATTAGTAGCAACTACTTGTCTTTCATCAATGTTTGTCTTGAGTAGGTCTAGTGTATCAATGTAGTCAGCTGCATAGTAATCAGACAATGTGACATCTACATTAGTATGTACGAGGTCCATGCTTGACACTTCTGCATGTCTTGACTTAGTGACTGCCTCACCTTTGCCGATTTTTTGGAATCGAGCTGTTGAGCCAGTTACATTGTTCACTTGGCGAGTTGTGTTTCTGAGTTTAGAACCAGCTCTTTGATAAGCAAGGTGGACTTCACTCTCGAACTGCGTAATAAACGCTTGATCTATAGATAATGCCATAGATACTCTCCTTTAAGTTAGAGTTAATAAAATACCTCCTGTTATCCTAATGTACTGGTTCCAATTATCCTAAGGAATAGGGTTGGTCATCTACCTTTGGGCAGTTAACACTAATTAATTATTTCTTGATTGTTCACGCAACGCACAAAGTACATACGGTTGTCATCTTCTAGGTCTATAATATCAAACTTATGATAGAGTAAAAACTTTTTTAATCCTTTTCTCCTTGAATCTGCTATGTTAAATATCAAATCAAAGTGTGTATTAAAGACTTCTACCCATGTTTTTGACTCTCTTAAGAATATAAACTTTTCTTTTTTATTCATGTTGTTAGACATTAAAAGCCATATTCTACCAGCATTTTTATACATCTTGTTGTTAACAGGAGGTGTATCTCTAAAGATTCCCCACATCATCATAGGTCCATGTTTGTTTACAGCTACCCATGATATATCTTGTTGGTGTTCTTCTAATGCTTGGACACATGCTTCCATTGGCGTGCATCCAAGTAACTCACATTCTGCAATATCTTCGTTAGTTAGATTATCAGCTAGTTCTGTAACTAGCTGTAGGTCAGGTCTGAATATACTAATTACCACCTAGTTTCTGAAAACCTTGATTAACTTCACTAACAAAGTTTTCATCTCGCCTATTCTGATCCCAGTATCTTGGATCGTTCATCTTAGCCCTTAGATCATCTATAGTTAACTCGCCTGTGCCTTTATCTACTCCATCAGCAGTATTAACACTAGCTACTCCCATACCCATAACTCTTTCAAGGAAACGAATACCAGTAGCAGATTGACCTAGCTGAACAACAATATCTAATTCTTCATTCTGAAAATTTTTAGATGCCCAATTTGTTACGCTATCTATTCTTGCATCAGCATTATCGCCTAGCTTTTTCTTTTCAGAATCTAAATCTTGTTCAACAACAGTAGATTCAGCAAATTGTTTTATGCCCTCATGGAATTGCTCATCATTAAATCCCTGTTCAAATGCTGTCTTTTTCCACCAGTCTAACATAGGATTAGCAAGTATATCTTCTTGTGTGAATCCCTCTATCTCTGGAATTGTATAAGCATTTTCATCTTCTGGCCTATCTTTCATTTGCTCTGCTTTAAGTTCACCTACTAGTTCTTCCTTAAAGTCATCTTTTCTTTTACCAATCATACCCTCCAATTCTGTATATGATTTAGCTAAAGCTAAGTCATCGAGCTTTCCATCTTTCCAAAACTTTTCTGGTACATGCTCAGGTTTGGTTGGAGTCTGGCTTTCGGTTGGTGCAGATTGGGTGGGAGGGAGATCGCCAGACTCCGTTGTTTCTTCTACTTCTTGTGGTTCTACTAAAGATTCATCATTCATTTGTTTGCTCCTGTGTTGCTTGATGTTGTCTTATTCTTGTTTCAATAACACCAACTAAAAACCTCTGGCCCTCTAAATGAAACAAAGCATCAGCTTTTATTTCTGGTCCAGCTACTCTTTCTGTTGTTATTGATTTTAAATATTTAAGTGTTTCGATTCCATGTGGTGTTCCAAAAGTAGTAGTCAATAAATCATTTAACAATTCATTATCTTTCTTACTTCTTTCATATCCATCAGGACCCAATATCTTCTGTTGTTTCGTCATTTGGTATAGCTCCCATCTGTTGTGCCTGTTGTAAAACTTGCTGTCTATCAGCATCAGTCATTAACAAATCCTCTGGCACGGAGAATTTTTTAGCTAAGAATTTAGCAACCTCATCACCTTTAACTAACATAGGTAACATCTGTGGTCCAAACCTAGCCATGACCAATTCTAAAAATCTATCTACTGATGCAATATCTGTTTGCATCTGTGCTTGTGCTAATGGAGAGATACTTACTACTTTAATTTCTCTACCATTAATCTGTGGTACTTCTATTCTACCCTGTTTTTTAAGTATATGTATAACTCGTCGTAGGATTGGAGTAACCAACTCTGCTTGTAATCTTCCAAAGGCTGATCCAATTCTTCTTGAAAGGTCTGCCATTCTTTCTGCAATTTCTGTTGCAGAGGCTGGGGTTCTGTTTGGATCGCCCAGCATATCATTGTATAAAGCTCTCTTAATGTTGTTACGCATATCCGACAAAATAATATCAGATATTCTAAAGTCACCAGCATTTTGGATCGGCTGGAGTCCAGACGAGCCTGGTGCTTTAGGTATGACAGTACCCGGCAATAACTGTATTGTATCTGTATTAACAATACCATCATCTTCCAGTTGGTATATACCCGAGATAGCCATTTGAGCATTTTCTAATATCATCTCCACAGTTAGATTCGTAGTCTTGATTGCTGCCATAGCGTTCATCAATGGTCCACGACCGTATACTTCTCCAGCACATTTACCCCAACGGAAACAAATATATGGATTAGAACCATTACCATCCATTTCTCTATGGACTATCTTGCGCTTTTCTTCTTTTACTATAACACAGAAATGATATTTCTCATCAGGTAAAACAGAATAATCTCTGTATACTGTTTCTACTATTGTAACTTTTCTATCAGGGTTTCTTTCGATATTCATTTTCATATCTTCTGATACATCAGCATCAGGATATGCAATAGGTATATCTCTATATCGTACTAATCTTTTCCGATATATTGTGTCAATATCGTCTTGAGGTCCTGTTTCCAGCGTAATATGAGGGAGCGGAATTGCTGTAAAGTTGACAGGGTTAAGTGCGTCACCTTCTTCCACAAGTAAGCAACCTGTTCCAACAGCCAAGTCCAAGAAGCTTTCATGTACTTCTTGATTAAAGTTGGAATTTTGCAGAACTTCAAATACATATTCTGTAACATCATCGAGAGCTTTGTTAACATCTAATCTTTCCTCCTCAGGAACTTCTTGTCCTCCTACTAAGTCAGCCCATCTGGCAAAGTTGGGAACAATTCCAGCTTGTAGTCTTGATGCAAATTCTTGTACTCCTACTACAGCTGTTTCATCAAAAATTTTGTCATGTCTATTTGCACCTTGAGATTCTTGAAAGAAACTTTCTCTCTGTGGTAGTGCATATTCATAACATTCTTCAAAGGTAGGAGTCCATAATTGTTTAGTAGCCTCCGCTTTACTATACCTTTCGAGTATTTGTTTTACATCATCTTTCATAGTCTATGAGCCTAGAGGATAACCTCTACCCCCACTCAATCCACTAATAAGGGATCGCCTACCGAACCCAGATTGCAATAATCTTTCTGCTTCTGTTGCCTCAGTCTTAAGTCTAGTACGCTCGTCTAGCTCTCCTTTTAGTTGAGCTGCTCTTGCTGCTTTTGCGTCTTGACTTTCCTTTGGTGGCTTTGGTGTTTTTATACACATATTTTTTCATCCTTTATGCATTGGTAGTAACAATTAGAAATTGAGCAACGCACATTACTTTTTCAACCAGAAGTTTAACAGCAATACTAGGAGTGCTGCAATACCAGCTATATCAAAATAAGTGAGTGTCATTAGAATTTACTCCAAAAACTTTTTTCTTTTTTTCTAGCTCTTTTCTTATCAAATGGATTAAAGGATGCCTTTACTTGAAAAGCATCCCTTAATGCGTTCCCATGTGTTATCCCTCTACCCTCACCAGAACCTAGCATCAGGTATTGTAGAGCATCATGCACATGGGAGAATCTGTTTTTGTTTGGTGTTTCTTGGTATCTTTCCTGTCCTGTTACTTGTAATCTTCTATAGTGATAGCCACCATCAAACCCAGCTATAAGTTCTTTACATCTTTTATCTATGATTACTCCAGACTGGCCCTCAAGCATACGAGTTAGTCCAGCATTTACAGACTCTAACCTTAGACTTACATCATTACTAGGTGCTGGGTAGACTTGTACTCCAGCTCCTCTCATTATCTGGAATGGTGTACTCTCATCAGTCTGCGCTCTGAAATCACCAGCTGGATCACCCCACATTTGTAGGTCACAACCCTGATAATTTTGTGCAATCTCTTGTCGCATTAGCTCTGCAAAGCGTACAATACCCATGTCAATACACACAACTTCCTTTAAGATGTTCCATCTTCCGCGAATTTTTTGGGCAAATACGGCAGCTGGAGTCAATCCAAAGTCCATGCCTACATAGACTGTATTGCCATTTGCTACTGGTATATGTTCTTCTGCTACATGAATAAGCTTATTAAAGTCTGGATATACTGGTTTGCCATCATCTAATCTACCTAATCGGTTCATAACATATATGTCTATCCAAGATTTAGTCTTACCATTGACTATATTCTTGTAGTATTCTGGGGTTAAATGCTTTTTGTTTTCTGCTTTATCGTTAGATTTGTAGCCTATAATCTCATTTTCCTCATTCTTATCTTCAATCATACCTCCTGGCTGATTCCAAAATGCCCAGTTATCAGGCTTCACTAACATTAATGCTTCTTCTCGTGATATATGTTCTGGTACTATAGAGTCACCAGCCATGATAGCCCACCAATGATCTTCTTCTGGAGCGTTGGTATCACATATAACTCCATACCATGACGGTCCACCATCTTTCATAGAGGGGTATCTGCCCACTCTCATAGTACACGCATCAATAATAGACTTAGGAATCTCTCTTGCCTCGTTCACCCATATACCAGTTAGCTCTAATGATAGCAGCTTCTTCACATCTTCTGGTCTATCTAGGGCTAAAAAGATAATCTCAACATCTAAATCGCCTTTTTTTATGTGGTGTGTAAAGGGAACAGACCATCTAAAGTTTCCCCAATCATTCTCAGGAAACCAGTCAAGCCATGTTTTTATAGTTGTTGTGCGTAATTGTGGGTTAGTATTCCTTATAACTGCCCATCTGCTGCGCCTCTTTCCATCTTCTGATGGCTTTTGTAGTAAGGCACGCCTAAACATTTCTATGCAACATGCCACAGATTTGCCAGAACCTACTGGACCACGAAGCCCACGAAAGAACGATTCATCTTTCATAAAGGTTTTCAAGGTGTCACCATCTGGTTTGTATTTAAGTTGCACGCTTACTGATCCTTTTCTCGTAACATGGTGTACAAAGTATTATATCACCACCAGTAATAATAAAGCTATCTCCTTGATGCACAGACCTTTCGCATATACGACACGGCCCGATAAGTCCTCCCCTTTTGTTTTGGTGTAGCTCCTGAGGTGTCATATCCCTCTTTAACTTCTTCTTCTTTACTCCTACCACTATTCCTCCGTGTAGTGTTCCACCCTATCGCTAAATGCTTTTCGGACAAAATAATCCAAAAAATTTTTCTGGAATAAGAGAGTATAGATGTCCTTATCCTCCGCATATACTCCAACCCTACCATCACCATGCTCAACAACACAAGTGAGAGATACAATGTCATCCCTATACTTGATAAGGTGATCAAGTACAGAATCAGTTGTATGCCCTGTGTTATCATCATTTGTTGTAAACTCTATTATGTTGTTATCATTTGACATGATGTTGTAACTATACACCAGTATTGACGAACCCTAACGCACAAAAATATTTAAGAGCTTTTTTTAAGAATAATGTTTGAGGAGGAGAAGTAACGCAAATACGAAGCCGAGTTTTGGGGTACCACCCCTAAACTACGGCTACGACAAATCAATAGATATTTTGATGTCACCATCAAGAAGATGCTGTGTCCTTTCTGGCGGTTTGAAACCAGCTCTATCTAATATATCCTTAGATGCTTCAAGCTGCACATACTCTGACTTAGCTCCACCAGAAAGGTTAACCATCTTCTGCATTGCCTTTGCAGATGCGATACCGATGTGTTCAGCAGTTCCTTTCATAAGAGCTTGTTGAATATGTGGGAGTTTCAATAACTTACTGGCTTGCACACTTGCGTTCTTGTCTGAGTAACCAGCATCGATACAAGCTCTCTTACCATTTCCTCCGTTGGTTAAATAGTTATCCACGAATTGCATCTGCAAGTCTGTTAAATTAGTGACATCATTAGCCATGTATCATACCTCACGGTTAGTTGCTCTGCCGATTATACAGTTATGATTCGTTTCCTGTCAAGACTGTTATCCACATGGCTAATAATATATCTGTGATTTGTTTAAAGCATGAGCATTTTCTTTTTGTAGTTCCTTCGATGGGTTATTTTTAAGAACCAATAGTGAACGATATAGCGTATTTTTAGTAATATGCTCATGATTTACTCCATTGGTATGTCGAACCATTTAGCTAGTGCATAAGCTGGTAATAAGACAAAGTGTACGATATAGCCTGTAGCATGGATATATATACCTAGTATTTCTAGTAATATGTTCATGATTTACTCCATGCTTTGTCTGATATTATCAGCTTTTGTTCATAGTATTCTTCTGTTGTTAAGTGTCCTTCAGCATGTAGTATGCCTAGTACTCTTAATTGTTGTATTAATTCTTCCATAAGTAATCTCCCTTAATAATATATCTGGTCAACTATATGGCTACGAATGACAATATGTTTGGGTGCGGGCAGTTCGGCTTGCCGAACAACACGGCGTATTGTCATGATGTAATCGCCATATAGTAGGATATATTAATAATAAGGGAGATACTTATGGGAGTAATGAGCAACATAAGAGTCGCTAGACAGCGACTATTCAAGCGGTAAGCTTTATCGACAGAGAGCTGTTGAATCTTAAAGTGAATTTCAGACTCATAAGAAAACACTCTGGATTACAAAGATGTAATCCTAGGTTTTCTAATTACTTAGAAGTCACAGCTATACATAAGGATTGCAAGTGCAATCCTAGTATAGCTATAAGATTCAATAGCTATTGCGACGATTACATCTGGGTGTGCATGCATAATGCACAATATTCCCAGATGTTATATCATTTCTATTTTAGATGTTAGCGAAATGATATACGCTTGTTATACTCATCAGCTGTAAGTACCTTTTCACTTAGTAGTCGACGACTAAGAAGTCGTCGGCAGAGCGGAAGATTTTTAGTTAATGAATTGGACACGCAAGCTAAGATACTATCCTACTATTTTATATTGTATTAGCCAGCATATAAATTGTCCTCCTTATAAAACACTGCGGAAATGTTACGGTTATGTCCAATTTAAACCGAGATTCGTTGGGGGAAAGCGTATGGTTTGCTTTGCAAACCAAGCATTCCCACCAAACAAGCCGAAGGAAATCGACAGAAGTGTGTCGATTTGTTTGGTCACCATCGTATCACGGTTAAATGGAAACATAACCTACAATTCCGTAGGTTTTATAAGGAGGCCAAAATGGCTAATACAATTAAAATAGTGGACACTATCTTGTCCAATTCATTAACTAAAAATCATCCTTGGAATAAAGGTATTAAAGCTGGTGAGTATACAGATGAAACAACTGGTGAAGTACGAAAGTACTTCAACAGTACATCATATCAAGTTGTGAAACAACTTGCTGAATCACACAGATTGATTGTGAGAATACTCAATCGTGCCATAGCACAAAAGCACAAGGCTTTAGAAACTAAGTTAGCACCTTACACTAAAGGTGGTAAGGTTGATAAATCTATACCAATGCCTGAACATGTTAAGGTTACATTTCAGGAATTCAAAGGACTTAAAGAGTTACTTGAATATGTTAATGGATTTATCACAGAGCTGGACACAGCTCTTGAGTTCTTCGGTGGTTTCAAAGACTTTGCTCACTACGATGTAGTTGCTGAGAATTTAGACGAGCGTCTAACTAAGAAAGTTACACGAAGAACTAACACTTCTGCTTTGAAAGAAAGCAGACCATCTCAGAGCTTGGCTCAAGAGATGGATGACATCCTTGAAGAAAGCAAAGCTTTCATGCAAGGTGAATCGGATGTTAATCCGATTAATCAATCCAATGACGATGGCGAAGCGCCATCAATTCATTAAGGATTGATTCAAAGCCAGTCGGCTAACACCGACTGGCTTTTTTAATACTCATATCTGGGGGAACTTGACCACTAGGTCAGACAGAACGCTTCGAGCTACCCAGTATGAGGATAATGTGAGTAGAAGAAAACCCAATCTCCCCATTGTATATCTTCTACTCACAAATTTTTTTAAGGAGAAACTAATGGCAATAGAAATATTTGATGTATCAATAACTCTATCAAGAGATAATTCAAATGATGATGATGAAACATGGGTTGATGAACAACACATCGCTAATGAAATCAAGTCATGGCTTGAAGATATAGACTATGGAGTAATGGCAATCGGAGTAAATAATATTAAAATTAATTACGGAGAAACTAATGAGTAAAACAAGTAAAGTGTATGAGTTTAACACAGAAAAATTTAACTCTAAGTTTTTATCTATAATAAAAGATGCTGGTAATGAGGAGGGTAAGTGGCAAAGAACATGGCAGCTTACCTTTGAAGATCAATACAAAGCATCTGGTTTAGATATAGAATTAAAAGATAATAAACTTAATAGATACAAAGGAGTTAACAATATGTTAATGAGTATGGTATCTGAAATGAATGGATATAAATCTAAATTCTGGTCCACATATAAAGGGTGGATTGGTATGGGTTATGCACCTAAAGATGCAAGTAACTGTGGAATTATAAGACCTATCTTTGGAGTGAACAAAAAAACTGGTAAAGAATATATAGTCAAATGGATAACAGTACCCGGATTTAATGGCGACCAAGTTCAACCAGTACATAAAGCTATACCAAAGTGGAATGATCATGACTATGCTATCTTTAATGATGAACCTAAAGCTAATGCTGTTGATATGAATAAAGATTGCGAAGAACTAATATCTAAGTTTATGAAGAAACAGAAAGCTAAACTTAAACATCAAGGTAGCCATGCATACTACCAATTAAGTACTGATACTATTGTAATGCCAGATGAATGGAAGTTCTTTGGTATTGATGGTGAATCAGATGCTACTCAAGAATATCTATCTGTTATATTCCATGAGGCTGGTCATCTTACAGGCCACCCATCAAGACTGAATAGAGATATGGATTCATACCACAAATGCAAAGAGAGTAGAGCTAAAGAAGAATTAATAGCTGAGATGTGTAGTATAATGGTATGCACGGAGTTAAATGTGATTGCTAAAGCACAACCTAATCATCTTAAATACATATCATCATGGGATAGAGCTATTAAAGATGACAGCCAGTATCTTATTAAGTGTATTGCTCAAGCGAGTAAAGCAGCAACTTGGATATTGGATAACAAAAAACCTAAAGTTGTTGTGAATTAATGTGGATTATGTTAATAATATTATAAGGAGAGAAACATGACTAAAGAAATACCTGATGTTGATACATCATTTCGTACTAACATACGAAACCAAATAATAAAAGCTATTAAAAGACAGCATCCTAATGTTGAAATAACATTTGATGATAGTGATGAAAAATATATTAAGTTTATTACTGATCAGATAATGATGAGTCAACACCCAGAACTAAGTGATGAACAAAGAAAGTTTATGATTACATATACATTACAACATGCAGTTAATAAACTTATTGAAGATAGTTTAGTACAAGCATACGGAGGTACAGATGGCGATACCAACTGATTTAAATATAATTAAATTTCCTACACCTACAAGGAAGAATGATCCATCTACATCTAAGAATACATGGACCAACACTAAAGATTATAAAATATTACATGCTTTAACTAAGAG